GTCGGTCGGATAGACGGGCGGGAAGTCATCGGCGAAATTCAGCGTGATTTTTCCGAGCTGGATTTTGGCGGACAATGCGGGATTGGTCAGAAGCCGCAGTTTGTAGGACTTGCCGAGTTCGGCGAAGTCGAAGATATGATACGATCCATCGGAAAGTACCTCGAATAAATCGCTCGCGCTCAAAATATCGGTAATGCAAAACGGAATCGAAAATGTTTTGCTATCAAGGAGGGGGGCGGATAGATCGACCTCTTCGCCGTCATATTCGGGCCATTCGGTGCTGCTCAATTTCTTGAATGACGGCATCTGTACGAGTGCCTTGTACCCGTACTGCTCGACAAATATGCCGTATTCGCTGAACGCATCCAGCCCGTCTATGAACAGCTTGCCCACCATAAGATTTTCGCGTTGTCCTGAACGATGTAATTCACCTCGGAATCCTTATCTTTTCGACCTTGACGACCGCATACCCCGATGCGATGACGGAGGCATTCGCCCCGCACATTAGAAATAGCCGATTTCCGGCCGTTTGGCTGTATTTCAGTTCTGCGGTGGTGTCTCCTATCAAAAAGATTTTTCGGGCCTCTGAAAGCGAAATTTTGCCGCAGTCGATATACACGCCGAAACGCTCCGGATGATATTTCTTGAAACGACGAAAAGTGGCGAGGTTGGGGAAATTGTAGGTTGTCATAAATTCGACCCCTCGCGGGGAGAACATCATCCCGATCAGCTCCTCCAATGTCTCATTGCCCTTGAACATATCGCAGGCTCCGAGTTTCTCCGCCATTTCATATCGCCCGTTATTGGTGCATTGAGCTTGCGCGGCATCTTTGGCCGCTTTCCATTCACCCTGTATTTTCTTGATAAGTGCTTGCATTAGCTTCGGAGTTTTAATCCTTTCCGGTCGATCTCATCGACCATGTTTTTAACATCTTTGATACTTTTATTGACCTTGTCGAGCTTGTCGTTGGTCTCGGAGGTATTCTTCTCGATTCCGGTCAGTTTGTCGAGTACGGCATTGCCCGTGCGGTTCAGATCGTTCATGCCCTGTACGAGGGTATAGGTATGCCCCTGAATGGTCGTCAGGCGGGCATTTCTCTCGAAAGCACTATCTTGCGACTCTGATGTGATACCCTTACTCGTTCCCTCGCGCTCGGCATCTCCCGTAAAATAATTTTTGAGACTATCGGACAGACCTTGATAGATCGCGTTGAACTCTTCTCCGACCTGATTGAGTTCTCCGGCAAATTCATTCATCGAACCGATCACGGCGTCGATGCCTTTGAATGTGCCGTCATTTCCGAACCATTCTTTTTTGTATTTGTCGAAAATGCCTCCGATGCGTTCTTCCAAATATTTCTGTACGAGCATCCTTTGCAGGACATCGGCGACAATATCATTGACCTTTTTGCGCCATGCCTCCATCGCATCCTCTCCCTGCTTGGCCGCTTCGAAGAAAGCATCTCCGAGTTCCGAGGCAAGGTCGGCGGCGGTGTAGCCGATGATGCTTTCCAGCATCTCGTTGATGATGGTAACCATCTCTTCGGCGATCTCCTGAATCTGTCGCTGCCACTCCTCGATCTTGCCATGGTCGGTTTCTTTCTTGCTCTGCTCCTCATTGATCTGTTTCTGAATGAGTATCTGCTGCTCGGCAAGATTTTCGAGCTGTTTCCGGCCTTCGTCGTATTTCTTCCCTCCGAGGGCTTTGTCGGCGGTGTAGTCTACCTTTGCATACGCATCGGCGATCTTCTCGATGGATTTCTCATATACCTCGCTGTCGTAGCGCATCCGGGCGAACATCCGCGTCCCTGCGTTGCCGTACTGCTGCGATGTGAGGTGCAGGCGCAATACCTCCTGCGTCGTTTCGTCATAGATGTCTCTCAAATTCTTTACGGCATCCCCGACGTTATTCTGTAACCGGACGGCATCGGCATTGTCGAGTTCCCATTGCAGTTGGTCGATGCGGCGTTGTAGATTCTCGATCTCTTTTTGTTTCTCATCATCGTCGTTGAAGAGGTTGGCGATAGCCGTAGCGCTGCAAAGCCGCCGAAATGCCGGCGAGGATGACCGATGCTTTTTCTACGGTCGAGATCGACGTTGCTGCGGCCTGTGCTGTCGATTGCATGGCGGCTCCCGATGCCTCGGCTGTCGTCGCCATAGCTTCGGAAACACTCTTGCCTGTGTCTCCGATTGCGTCAATGACGGTCGCCGTAGCATCCAATACCGCGTCAATAGTATCGAGGGCTTTCCCGATGCCCATTGCAACATCATCCGAGAATACGGATGCGAGATTCTGTGCTTTGCCACCGACATCCGAAACGATACCTCCGACATTACGGAGCTGGGTCGCAAAACTTTTGTATGAGTTGGTGATGCTATTCCGGGCGTTCAATGCCTGCTGTTCGGCTTGCATTGAATGCGTAGTTGCGTCTGCAAGATTTTTCTTTGCCAGCGATAATCTTTCTTCGGATTTCGCATATTCTTCGCTTTCGGCCGATAGCTCTCCTCTGTTTATTTGTCCGCGGAGGGCCTGCTCTTCGGCAAGGGCGGCATTGTATTCCTGCTGTGCCGTTGTGAGAGCTTCTTGCGCCGTATGCCATTCTTGCAATGCGGTAGTGAACTCCGTTTTGGCGTCGCCGATGTCTTGGATTGACTTATGGAGCGCGACAAAAGGATTTCGGGAGGCGATTTCATTTTCCATTTTTGAAATAGCTTCCTGAATGTCTTTTATCTCAATAAATTTCATAGAGCCTTTATTGCTCTCGAAGTAGGCTTTGACCTTGTCGAGTGCATACTGCAACGATGAAATAGACTGTTCTCCTAAATTCCCGAAAACACCATCCCAGTTGATCGAATCTTTCAGATTCTCGAATTTCGCATCTTTAATCGCATTTTCCAGCTCTTTACGCAGGGACAATTTTGCTCCCTCGGTGGTTGCATCGGTTATTTTGCGATTATATTCTTCGGTCAGGGCAAGTACCTTTTCTTGGAAAGACCCGTACTGAATGAGGTAGTTGTTCATAGCCTCTGCTTTGGCATCGGCATCCTCTTTCAATGCTTTGGCAGTCGCTTTCTTTTGATTCTCTGCATTTTGCTGTCGAGCTTTATTTAATGCGTCGAATTGTTCGGTCGTCAATCCGTTTTCATTGACCGAAATTCCCGCCTCCTTATTTTCGCGTTTCCAATCCGTCTCCTGTTTGTCGAGTTTATTTTTCTGTGTAGTATATTCGAGGTCGATCATAGCGAGTTTTTTAGCCAAACCCTCTTTCATCGCCTCAATTTCGGCAGCTTTGGTTTCCTCCTCGATTTTAACGAGTTCTTCGCCGAGCTTCCGTGCTTTATCTGCCCGCCGTTCCGCTTCTTTTGCGTCTTTCTCGGCCTGTTTGTCCTGCTTTTGAGCATCCTTGTCCGAGGCGGGTTTTGTCGCATCATAAGCTTTTTTTGCCGCATCGAGAGCTTCTTTCAGTTCTTTCGCCTTACGTTCGTATTCTTCGTGCGTGAGCTGGTTGCCCGTTTCATTGAGAAAGTCGTTGTATTCTTTCAGTGCTTTTTCATAGGCCGATTTTGCCGCTGCACCCCATTCTGCACTCGAATCGGTCGGCAGATTCCGTTTGTTCTGCTCTGCGCGTAGCTTGTTGAGCTGATATTGCAGTTCATCGCGGGAGAATGAACCCGTTAAAGCGGCATTCCCCTGCGTGATTTTTCCGTATTTTGCCTCTTGGAACTGCATTTGGGCAAGCAGGGTTTCCCGCTGCTTGATCTGCTTTTCGATGGTTTCATTGCTAACCCCCGTCAGATTCTCGAAATAGGCATTTACGTCGTTTTTGCGTATCTGTTCCGAAAGAGCCTTGCGTTTGTTGTAAAGATTCTGTAATTCGGCTTCTTCGTCGCGCGAACGAGCGGATTTAAGGACATTTCGAGCACGATGCTGACCATGGCTATCTTGGTAGTATTGCGTCGCCCATTTCGTTTTTCCCTCCAACTCCTTTATTCTTGCCTCTACATCTTTCAGCTCTGTTTTCGGATTGGTGATGGATTCCTGCGCTTCAAGCTGGGCTATCTCCTCCTTGATTTGCTTGATATTTTTCAGCTTCTCATACTCGGTGTCGTATTTGGCGAAAATATCGGGGTATTTCATTTCGAGTTTGTTCAGGGCCTCCCTACGGGTGTCGGTAGCGACAGCCTCATTAGAGGCGATAGAACATAACTCCTCGATTTTACGCTTGTGTTCATCCTCTGCCTCGATGGTTTTCTGCTTTTGGGCTTGATACTCTTCTTCTGCTTCTTTCATCCGTTCGGTTTCGGTTTTCATGGAAAGAAGCGCCGCAGTAACACCAGCCAGCAGAGTAGCGATGAGGACATAGGGATTTGCAAGCATCGTTGCGTTGAGCAGCTTTTGAGCTTTCTCTACAACTACGAGCCATCCGTAGTGTATCGCTTCGGCTGCGGTCAATGTACCGACGCCCATTGCTTGCAAGCCTTGTGCGGCCGCGACAGCCATGCAAGCTGTTCGGTAAACGCCATAAGTTGCAACCAGCCCCATAAGGACGCGGCCGACCTGCTCATAGTTTTCGATGAGCGAAGAAACTACATCCAGCGAATCATTGATAACGCCCTCGGATTGGTTGCCAATTGTATTGAACATCGACGAGAGGGCATCTTGGATATTTGAAATTTGCCCTGTAATAGTCTTGGATTGCTCCTCCATGAGGTTGTAGAACATTCCGCCCTCGTTCGTGAGGTTCTGAATGACCTTTTGCACCTCCGGGAATCCGACTTTCCCCTCTTCGACTAATTCCCGAACCTTATTTTCTGCGACGCCGAGAATCTGCGCGAGTTCTCGAATCATGGGAATACCTCTGCCGGTAAACTGATTGAGGTCTTGCGTGTAGAGCCGCCCCTGCGTCATGGTCGTTCCATAGAGATATACGATGTCGCCGAGAGGCTGGGAAAGTCCTGCGGCGATGTTGCCGAGGCGGATCAGGTCGTCATTTATATTTTCGACATTTTCGCCGTATGCGAGAAGCCGTCGTGCTCCATCAGCAATACCATGCAGGTCGAAAGGGGTTTTCGCTGCGGTATCTACGAGTTGATCCATCAACTGAACGGCTTTCTCTTCGCTTCCGAGCATGGTCTCGAATGCGACTTCGAGCTGTTGAAACTCGCCTCGGATATTGATGATTTGGCGGATAAGAGATTGAGCGGTAAAAGCCATGCCGATACTTGCGGCGGTTTTCGCCACATTCCCCAAAGTGCCATCCAAAACATTGCCTGCATTGGTAACATCTTCAAGGGTCGATTTTGCCGTAATGCCTGATCTGCTTACAGCTTTGCCGATACCGTCTATTTTAGCGCCGAGCTTGCCCTCCATCGTAGCGATTTTCGCTTCAATTTGAGAGATGCCGGTTTCCAATCCGCGTAAATCTACGGATGTGCCGAAACTCAATGCGCCGTCATCATTTTTCATATCCTTACAACCTCTTCGTCATCTGTAAAATCTGTGAAATTTTCAGGGTTATTCGCATCCTTGCTGTCATCATAAAGCGGTCTGCTGTTTTCGGCCATATCACCGGGCATCGGCATTGCTCGACTATACATGATGGCATTTACATAGCTGATCTCATATAAGGCGTATTTTTCTGTTACTCCGAGTGTTTTAGCTATTCCGAGGACGGTTGCCCAAATGCTGTCGTTCAGTCTTTTACCACTTCCTTGGTGGGTTTGAGGATATTTGCCTCTGACAGGGAAGTGGTAATGGCGAAAAAACTGCCTATCTCCATATCTTGAAGTCGTTGAACTACGACATTAAACAAGGTAGTCGGGCTGACGTTCTCCAATATGATTTTTGCGAGTTCTGCCTTTTTATCGACCTTGATTGTGGTCTCGGTCTTACGCCGGATCAGGCCGAACAAATAGCGTTTCTCCTGTACGATGGTGCGATATTCGATGAGGTTTTTCGCGCCGAGAATAAGTACGGCGGCAATATCGCCGATAGGTCGATAATATCGGGCATAATGCAATACCGAGGTTACGATCTCTTCGGCCGGAACCTTTTTTACAACGGGGAGAGTTGCTACGATCTCCGAGATGAGAATCAGGGTCGCAGTAGATGGAGGGGCTATTTCGTATGTAACCCCTTCGATGTCGATGTTGTCAATGCTTTTTTCAAGAATCGCCGATGCGACGCTATTTTCGATAGTATTCTGTTGTTCCATATCCCGATAAAATTGCGGAGGGTGGAGGATTCGAACCTCCGAAGCCTTACGGCTTGCCTCGTTAGCGGTGAGGTGCATTCAGCCACTCTGCCAACCCTCCTGTTTGCGGTTTCTCCTGCCAACCGCAAAGGGTGTCTCTCCACTCGTCAGCATCTTACGATGCTATTTAGGGTTTGGGGGCGGCCCAATCTTCGGCCTTGACCCGGAACTTCTTGTAAAGCTCCCCATCGGAGCAGGCGAGAATCTTGAATGTGAGATCGACATACGATCCCTCCTCCTCGGAGCTGCCCGGACGGAACGATACGTGTGTGCGCCGGGCCTTGATGCCGATAGCACCGATGTTCTTGGGCGTGAGCTTCACGGAGAAATCGTCCGATACGACGTTGGTTTTCACGGTCAGCTCGTTGCTGTCCTCCGAAACGACCGCTCCGGTAAACATCTTTTCCGTATCGAAACCCATCTCCTTGACGCGGGTTGTCAGGGTTACGACCGGCTCGCCCTCCTCCTCGGCGACCACGATTCCGCCTGTCGCCGTTGCGGTCAGGGTTTCGCCGTCCTCCGTGGCAAGCGTCGTCGATTTGTCGTTGATAGTACCGATGTCGGTCAGGGAGGCTGCCATAGCTTCGTCGTCGCCGGTTTTACCGACCTCGATCTTGCACTTCGACCACGACATGATGATCTTCTTTCCCATAGTTTTATTCTGTTATGCGGTTGAACTTAATTCTTGTGTAAATGAAGTGTTGCTCTATATCCTCGTTGCGCATCGTGGTCGGTGTCGCATCGGTCGAGAGCCAATACTCCGTACCTCCTGCGGTTTCTACGAATGAGAGAATCAACTCCTGCAATTCGCCGATACGTTTCCTATCCGGAACCATTCGTCCGTCGGTGTAGGGTATATCGGGGACATAGAGGTTGAAGATCACCACGCCCGTTTGTACTTGTTCATCAAGTCCTGCGAGGAACTTGACGATCAAATCCTCCGTTGTGGCGTCGGTCGGGCGCATTTCGGGTCGGTAAACCTTTCCTCTGATGGCCTTTCCGAGGTCGCTATTCTTGACGAAAGAATAGAAATCCCGCTCAATCTGCGTCTCCGTTTTTATCATCTCTCTATTCGATTAAATCGTTGAGTAGTTTCTTGGCAAGGGATTCGGCTTTCAACTCGGCTGATGTGAGTACATCCTTATGGTGGACTGCTTCGACGTATGCGGCGTATTTCATGCCTGCGCAGACGATCAGCACCACACCCCACGGAAATTTTGCTTGCAGTTTTTGGAGCAACGCTTCGGCAGCGGGCGGGCCTGCTTCTCCATGCCCGTTCTTGCCGTTGTATTGCTTCGAGGCTCCCGTCACGACGGGTTTCCCGTCCACAAGCACCACATAGCCTATTGATGACCTCAAATTGCCGGTAATATCGTTGTAGCTGCCACTCTCGCGGGCGATTCGTATGCACTCCTCCCCGATGAAAGAGAGTTGCTTCACGAGCAGGGCGACGATGTCTTTCATCTTGGCCTGCAATCCGGCTTTCAGCTTGCGCATATCCGTTTTGCTGACGATGACGCCCTTATATTTGCCGTGAGTAGTAACGACTTTCGCCATATCACACTACGATTTGAGTTCTGCCTACGGTGGTGAGAGGTTCCGCATTCATCACGCGGTATTCTCCGAGATTTTCGCCCATCCTTTCGAGTTTCACCCGATTGTAGGGGAAAGGGATGCACTCAACGAGGATCGTAAACGAAGCCTGCCGAAATTCGCCGTCTTCGTAACGCCCTTTGCGGTTATCGCTGTTGGTCTTGATCGAACAGGGCAAAGGATCGCTCCAATCGGAACGGGCCTCTATCGGTTCGCCCCATTCGTCGATACCTCCCTCGGTGAGTATCTCGTAGCGTAATGTGCCGTTGTACCTCATATCACCATAGATGCGTGCCGTCCTCGATCACGCGCATATAGTCGGAAAGAACCTCATCCGCATCGAGGCCATAATGTCCGCACCAAATCGAAAGGCTCTGTTTGAGGGCTTCTTCGCTCATTACGGAGGTCGATACGCCGTTTTCGGAGCGGCTGTTTTCGACATATCCGATGACAAGGCGGGCGGCAACCCGAAAGATCATAGGGTCTTTCGGGGTCGCCTCGGCCTTTGCGTCGATGCCCTCATTGAAGAGCGCAAATTCGATGGTCGCGTTATCAGGATAGAATGTGTTTGCTATCGCATTGCACAAACTCCTCGTTGCGGTAAGGTTATCCACGGCTACGACTGCGTTTTGAGGGTGTAGATGCCGTTCATTTCCGTAATCACGGGCAACGAGAGTGATTCGGCCTTGGTGAACTCAACGCCGTTGCTGCCCTGCGTTTCGCCCACGCCCCATTGCGAGACGCGGATACGCCCGTAGTTGGAGTACGCTACTCCGGCCTCCTGTTTCAGCTCGTTGTTCGCCCATGCGTTTTTGACGATGCCGAGCTTGCCGTCGGGAATGAAGACCATGTTCTTCTCGTTCCACGGCGTATAGGGGACGCGGAGCGTGCCTTTCTGAATGCGAACCTGACGGCGGATAGGCTCGAAAACAGGATAGCTGTTTTCTTGCATATAGGCGTTCAGGTCTTTCAGCTGCACGATCTTCGCAGATTTGTCGGTTCCCCAGATCATCTGCTTGATCTTCTTGCTGCGGCACATGTAGGAGATGCGCGACGGAGCGCAGAGGATTTTGCCGAATACGGTTTTGTCCTGTGCGGCGTCGATGATCCCCTGAATATCCTCGAAGCAGTCCACCGTGTCGATGTTGGCGTCTTTCCACTCGATGCGGGACGACGCGATGTTTTCGGAGGGCTGGTTGAAGTTGATCGTGCCGCGCACGCCACCTTCGGGGTTGATGTTGTCGTCGAGTTCGACGACGCCCTCGTTGGAAAGCGGACGCAGGAACAGGATGTCGAGCTTTGCGAGGACGGAGCTTACGACCGTCGTCGAGCTTCCCCACATCAGTTTGATGAGCTGCTCCGTCTTTGCCTTGTCGGGGAGCGACTTGCTGTCGAGGATTTGCAGAACCTTACGATAGTCCTGAATCGTCATCGGCAGCGTTACGGCATGATTGAGGATGCGCTCTTTCACGGTTTCCAACCCCTCCGTACCGAGGATAGCCTCTTTCGACTGATCGCCGATGGTCGGAGCAGCAACAGTGATGTTGTACTGACCGATGATCTCCTCGAAGTCGAGGCCGATAGTCGGGGTGTCCCAGTCGAGGAAACGCTCGAAGATTACGTTGTCGAAAAGCTGCTTGTGCAGTTTCGAGGCGGCATCGAAGCGAGCTTGTACGTGCTGCGTCAATGCGCCAAAGATTGAGCTATAAAGAATTTCGGGCATGATCGTTACTGTTTAATGAACAGAATGTTCGGGTTTGCTTTGAGGCATACCTTGCCGGGATTGATGAGCCAGTCTTCCAGCAAAGGGAAGTTCAGGCTCGGATAGAGGACTACCGCCTCGTATGCGGCATCAATCGTCGGGAGGCCCTTTCCGGTGAACTCCTTGGCCGCTCCGACAACCATGTTGGGTGTATAGCGAGGCGCGGCAGGGATGGGGTCGGAACCCGAACCTCCGCCTGTTTCGGCATATTCGGTTGCCTCTACGAGGATGTCGCCCTCGGCCAGCCCTGTGATGGCGGATGCGAACGTGATGACATCGTACCCGGCATTGGCCGTGTCGATGGACTTGATGATCGGGGGTTTGTCGGTTACTCCGAGTTTCATTACTACGTCGCCTGCGACGAAGTAATGCCCTTTGGCGACGCGGGGCGCGGTGGTCGTGCCTCCTTTGAGAACCTTGGCGGTCTTGCAAACGGCGGCACTCATCGCCTCGAAATCGACATAGATAGGAGTTCCCCGATGCAACACCGTTCCGACGGGGAAGTTCTGCACCGGCTTGAAGCCGCCCGGCAGAATCTTGCACTCGCCGCGCCAAATTTCGGGCGTGTGGCCCGATAGCTGCGTTTTCTTGAAATCAATAGCCATTGTTGCAATCAATTTAAGGGGTGAATGATTCGGAGCTGTTACTTGTTGGGAAGACTTTCGGCCCAAGCCTTGGCGTCGGCTTCCATTGCCTCCTTGCTACTTCCTGTTTCATGCGCCTGCTCCTTGGGCATGAGGTTGTTGGTGACTAACTCCTGCTTGTAATCCGCCAGCTCCTTGTCGAGGTCTGCATCCTCTGCGAATGAGACTCGCTTCATCAGGTAGTCGGGGATTCCGAGCTTTTTAGCCTTTGCCGAGATTTCGGCCTGTCGCGTGGTCTTTGCCTTTTCCGCTTTGAGCGCGGCGTTCTCGGTTTCGAGATCGGTCAATTTCTTTTGGAAAGGCTTGAACCATTCGGGGGCCTCATCTTCATTTCCGCCCTCATCTTCGCCCTCGTCGTTGGATTGCGGTTTCTTTGATTGCGGTTTCGGACGTTGCGTCTTCCTCGTGATCTCCCCCTGCATTGCCTTTGCATAGGGCACGAGCGAATCCACTTTCGCGGCGATGTCTTCGTCCGAGGCATCGTCGGCAAGACCCTCCGCCCCGATCTCTACGAGGTCGTCGAGTGCCTTGTCAGTCAGTCCCATATCCTTGCATTTTTCGGATAAGAGCTTGCGAAATTTCTTTTTCATAGTCGAAAAAAAATTGTTAAAACGTATCGTTACGGACAAAGGTAATGAAAAATATCTATTAGGTATCTAAAATTTCGACAAAAATTATCTGCGTGGTTATGACATAGTTATCCGTAAATCCACGTTTTTGACTGATTTTGAGCGCACTTTTTCTGCGAAAAAAGTTGCTTATTATAATAGTTGGCTATATATTTGCATCATCAAACAGATACTTAATAATAAATAACGACCAAAATTTATAATAGGCTATGACACGAGAAGAGTTTACCGAAAGAGTTGGCTTGAATGTATCGGACGGAATTTTTGAGGTATGGAACGGGGTGTATATGTCCTCGGATAAGGACAAGGACGAGTTCTGCAAACCATTCGCCACCAAGAAAGGGCATCTCGATCTTTCCCGGTCAATGGTGATCGAAATCGCCGAATTGAAGAAAAAGATCAGAGTGCAAAAAGAGAGCTATGATCGGCAGGTAGAACTCGCAACGTCCTATCAGGATAAGTATTACGCGGAAAAGGCCAAGCACGATGAGTTTTACAAGAAATATGCGGAAGAGTGCGAAAAGCGATACGCTCTCGAAAGAAAGCTCGAACAGATAATGAACCTAATCAACGCATAATCATGGATAAAACGAGACAGGCCAAGGCGGAAAGTCTGCATGAATGGAAGTCCCAAATGGCGGACTTCCTCCTCGAAAGAGCGCAGAAATTCGGCGACATTACCCTCCATATCAAAGCGGCCGATTTGATTGGCATGAAAGAGGTGATCCGTCGGAAAATCATCAAGGGCCTGCCCTTGTGGGAGGTCGATAGGGTTTGGTTGAAAAATAATCTCAAATAATCGCAAGTATGGAAAAGATCAAAATCAAGCATGTAGGATTCGATTCATGGGATCGGGAGGTATTCCAAACGCAGAAAGGGACGTATGTCGTGGATATAAGTTTGGACTATTCGCATCAGAATATGAGGCTCTGCACGAAGAACAACAACGAGTTCGACGGGGAACCGGATACGGCCCTCAAAACCGACGCATTCGAGATCGTCGATGATTTCGAGGCCGAGCAATAATCGCAAACCTTAAAAATTCAACGCAACAATGGCAAATTCAATCAATGTAAACGGATGCTCCGTCTGCCA